AGGTCAAGTAAAGCGGATCAAACGTGCTTACAACAAAAGGTTTCGTAAACAGGGTAAGGAGATACATGATGAGTGACTACAAAATAGAAGCAGCAACCAAAGAAGAGTGGGCGGAACGGGCTTTGAGGGCAGAAGATGGGTTAGACAAGGCGTTTGACCCTGTAGAACGACCACAGCACTACGGTCAAGGAGAGATCGAATGTATCGACTACATCCAAGACTTCCTTAGCTTTAACGAATACTGTGGGTACCTCCGAGGGAATATAGCAAAGTATCTGCATCGTTGGCGTTATAAGAATGGCCTAGAAGACCTTAACAAAGCACGGTGGTATATGGACCGCCTAATAGACTTGGAGACAAACGGATGACATTATTTGAAGCAATCCTAGTAGCTAACATCTTTGTGGGTGCCTACTGTGCATACCAACTTGGGCAGATGAATGGTGACATTGAGACACTGTATGAAGGTCTAGCAACCGTCATTACTAATGCACAAGAGAAGAAAGACTGACACCCCTGCGAGGGAATTAGAATCAGAAAAGCCGTAGGCGTCCTTGAGTGGATACCTACGGCTTTTTTGTGTCTTACTTACGTCTGAATAGTCTGAGTAGTCCCCTGCCCATCTCATTAGGTGAGGGAGCTAACCAACCAAGGATCAACAGGATTAACATAAGAGGGTCAATCTCAGTGTTCTTAGTAGTGCTAGTGTCCTGTATGATATTATCTACAGGTGCTTCCACCCTCAGCTGTGGACGTATGGAGTTATTTAAACCTACGTTCTGTGTGTTCTCTTTACCAATCTGAGTGTTGGCTGCTACGTTGGTACCCCCTCCGAGGGGAATTAAGGAGCTTATCTGACTGCAACTACTTAGCGTTGTTATCAGGGCTAACGACAGAATGAGTTGTTTTACCATTAACGTATATCCCAAAGAAGCCAGCCCCTGCACCGACAATTACAGAAACAAACCCCGCCTGAGCATTAGTTGGGTCAGGTAGGGCCATGAACCAGTTTGTTGTATTATAGAAAGCCAGACCATACAAGGTGATAATCATACGGGGCCAGATACGCCACTTGTCTAACCACTCAGGTGTCATGGTCTTGTCCGCAACAGTGTCTCTAGGTGCTTGATGGTGGCGTTGGCTTCCGCCAGTGCAGCTTTAACTTCACCCATCTCTAGCAGTAGTTGTTCCTTGTCTAAGGTAAGTTGGTCCATCTTTGTTGCCAGACGATCCACCTGTTCTTTCAGCGTGTCATTAAATTGTGCCACCACCGCATCATCCTTTAGTGCCTTTTCATGGTTCTGTTTAGCTTTCAACGTGAGAAAACCCCAAGCCCCAGCTGATCCAAGTAGGGTTACAGCTAGGGTCATTATTTGAGTGCTATCCATTGGCAAACCTCTTGCGTTCTAGTAGTTGTCGTTGTGTTAAGTTTGCTAAGTACAGAGAGTGCAGTGACATCCAGATGAGTGCATACCCGTGGAACCATTCAGATACGCTGTGACCCATCTGCATAGAGTTACGCATAGCTGAAGTGTAGCCATTAGCACCATGTATCATATAGATTGGCTCTGCTAAGTGGGGTTGGTGCATAAAGAACAACGCCAGAATGTATGTAGATAGCACCATGTCCACTAGCAGGGCAACTAGGAGGGTACTACGACTGCACCAGACCATTATAGGTAGGATAGCCAAGCTAACAGCGCCCCACGAAGCAATTAGCCAGTTGGGGAAGCATGAGGGGTCGATACCGTAGAACATACCTGCAATCAGTGCGCCCCAGAAGCTATAGCTAACCATCTGTGCAGGGCCATTAGCCCCTTTGATCTTGTCTAGCGTCCCAGACAGACCTAAACTCACGGGTACGTCTTTCGTGAGAGTTCAAAATGTGGGCCATCAGGAAAACTCTTCCAGTCGCCACCCCAAACAATATCAATCTCAAGCTCCTCAGCAGCAGCCTTCATAGCATCAGCAATAGGGTAGAAGCCTTCCCACTCCCATGAGATAGGCCAAGGTGCTAGGTCTACAGCATGACCAGTTAGGTGTCGTGAGTTCATCGTAGTAGACTTACCAGCCTTATACAACTCCCGTTGACGACTTACGTTACGGATACCTTCGATCACTGTGAAGTCTTGTTCGGTAATCTCAATAGCCCGTTTAACTACAGCGACCATATCAGGGTGTACACCTGACAGCTTCTGCTTACTACGTGTTCCAAGTTTATACGACATTAGGTTATCCTTATGCAAATTCAAAGATCAAGACGAAGCCATCGCCACCAGCACCTGAGCTTAAGTAAGTGTTCCCACCATTTTGGTTATAGGCGGAAGCGCCTCCACCACCGCCACCTCTGCTACCCGCACCAGCATTGGCGGTGGCGCTGCTATCTCGCCGATCTGCACGTCCAGCGCCACCTGCTCCAGTGTAACCCTTTGAGTACCAAAGCCCTGAGAAACTATTAATAACTTCGTTATAAGTGCTACCACCAGAAAAACTACCACTGCCTGTGCTGTTAGCACCATTGGCACTTCCACCATCAGGTAACCTACTACCGCCCCCACCAGAGGCTGCATCCTCTGTACTTTTCGCACTGGCAGACCCCGAAGAGCCACCCGTTAAGTTAATTTGACCACCGCTTGCTGTACCTCCAGAGGCCCCAGATAAAGTACCGTTACCCTGAGTACCACCAGAACCCCCATTAGCCGTCATGGTTATGCCAGAGCCAGTGAATCGGGACAGGGAGCCACTGTCACCGTTGTTTTTGTTGACCCCTTTTGAAGCGCCCCCAGAACCTACCGTAATAGCATAAGAGTTGCTAGAGGATAGGTCTACAAAAGAAAAGCAAGCACCACCACCCCCACCACCTGTTGCCGCATCACCAAAGAGTGTAGCCGCACCAGACCCGCCAGCACCCACAACGCAAACAATAGCTTTGCAAGTGTTAACTGGGGACCAAGAGGCGTCTGAGGAAGTAAAAAAGTTTATCTTACTCACATAAGAAGATGAGGCATTGGCAATTACAGCAGCCTTGACATTAGCTGGCGACACAAGGCTCTGTGTCGTACCTGTACCAGCTTGCCAAGTAGCTGTTGACTGGTCCCCCAGAATACCTGTTTGAGTACCACTTGTGTTTACAACTTTGGTGTCGTCTAGTATTTCTAGCCCACCTGACTGGTCGATGTAAGCCACGTTAAGCCAAGCTGTGTTAGCTTCGTTGCGCATATACAGTCGGTTTGTGTCCGTCTCATACCACAGCATGTTAGCGTAGGTAGTTGAAGGCGCAGCGGTTCCACTGTTGTTAGAGGCCAGAGCCTGTAGCGCATTGTTAAGGTCACTACGTGCGCTACTGGCTGTCTGGTTGGCGATAGAAAAGTCATGTTGTGACATAGTTCTTAATACTCCACTGTAGCACTAAGTGCTGTTATATTCGGGGTTACTTTTGCATTAGCGTTAGATAGGACAGCACGGAACTGGATGTAACGACCAACAATCTCTCCAGAGGCTGTTACCCAAGGTGCGCTAGATAGGCCAGCTACTGTTGTTGCAGCCCTAGCTTGTACGATTACTGCGAAGTCGTTAAAGTTAGCAGTCTCTTCTGTCCATGTGTCGAAGTTGTCTGGCCAAGTATCCCAGTTGTTAGGTATAGCATCCCAGCTAATTTCTCCACCCACAGCATCTTGGTGTTTACGGGAAACTGTTATGCCCGAACTAATCCTAACTGTGCGTGAAGTGCCTACATCAAAGTAGCCTGCTCCGTCATGGTCAAAGCCATAAGTACCTGTAGAGCCAGAGCTTGAGTAGTTAGCCATAAACAGACTGCCACCAGCCACTGTTAAGTTAGACTTTGTACCACTGAAACTAGGGTTCTCCGTGTGAGTATCAGATATGTTGAGGCTCGGTAACTCAGCGGCACTGATTACGGTAGAGGAAGCGGTTGCGCTTTCGTTACCAGTCTTATCTACAGAAGACACAAAGAACTTACCCGCAAGAGCAGGGTACGAGATTGATGTAGCAGGCCTAGCGATTTTTTCTACAACGGCAAGTGTAGAAGCATCACCAAGGTTAGCTGACGCATTAGCAGAGTAGTACAGCTTATAGTGCGACAAATCTAGGTCAGCAACGGAAGTCCAGTCAAAGAAGATAGTACCGCCTGACAGTAAGTGTGTAAGGCTACTAGGTGCAGCTGGTGGTGTTGTATCAGCTGTAAGGTTATAGCTTGTCTCAACAGCTGGGCCCCTAAAACCAAGGGCGTTAACTGGGGTTACAGAGATGGTATAGTTGATAGGAGCTTCGTTAACCTGTGGTGCATCTACACCAATGATCTCGAACCTACCTGCGGAATCACCGCCGTTAATCAAGATCGTTTGACCGACAGACTTAAAGTTAGTGTCAGAGGTCTTCTTGTACTTAAGGATAACGGAGTCAACACGTTCTATGGCGTCACTGTTGGCTTGTACCACAAGGACGTTAACTACGTTCTCGTTAACCTCACGGTACTCTTGGGTTACCGTAAGACCGATTGACGGTACATCATAGTATTTCAGAAGTGTGGTATTGTTAGATAAGATTTCCTTTTCGTCACTAACACCAAAGCCAAACGCAGCCTCACTGCTTTCACGAAGCTGCAAGTTAACTCTTAAGTCTAGGTTCTCAGGATCAGGGTTAAGACGCCAGCCTGTTACCTCAAAGGTTTTCTCATTACCAACACCCCAACCATAACGCTCGTTACGGAACTTAATGAAGTCACCAACCTCAACGTCTAAGGCGTTTAACCCAAAGTCAGCAGACAAAGACATCTGTTCTCTGCTTCTGTACAGTGTCTGCTTTGCTAGACGTTGTGCTGCAATACTGTTTGTGGTAAACGGCAACTGTAGGTCGGTAGCAGTCTCTACGTTGTTGTCGTCAGCTAAGAATAGGTCCGATGCAACAGCAGGATAGTCCGCACTGATCCAGTCTTGGGTCTTGTCGATAAACGTACCAGTGATCTTGTTGAAGTTATCTCTTGTAGACACTTTCGTATCAAGTGAGATACCAGACCTAAGATCGTCTAGTGTGAGGGTTTTTGTGGGTGTGATAAACTCACCAGCGTATAGCTTCCAGTGACCAGCACCCCAGAAGAGAGTACCAGCACAAGAGGTCATCATCTGGTTAAGTATATCACCGATAGGTTGGTTAAGGCTAACTACACCATCAACAACATACTGGCGCGACCCGTCCGACAAAATGTCAGTCTTGTCAGATACAACAGCAGCAGCCTCAAACGTAGCATCGTCGATACTGTCGTCGTCTAGGCCGTACTCAGAAGTTAGATAGTCTCTGATGACCCAAGCAGCGTTGTTAGTATATACAGGTGTCTGTTCTACGCCATTGATAGTCTTAACTAGCTTCTTACCCTTTACAACTGCGGTAACTGTAGGTAGGCCGTTAGTGTAAGCGTCTTGGTCGTATGTGAAGCGACAATATAAGTAAGAGAGACCTTTGCCTACGAAGTCACTGCCCGTACTTGTTTCTGCAATAAGTGTGCTGGCTAGATCAGAACTACTGTTAGCAAAGCTATCATTTACGCTAGTCTGGTTACCAGTGTGCTTATATACCTTTAGGAAGCCATTGTAAGGGGCAGAGGTTACATTCTCATTAGACATAGTGACGACTTCATCATTCAAGTAGATGTCGCCAATCTCTTCAACCTCATGGTTGGCTAGTACAATGATCTGGTGAAGTATCTTGTTGTTAGAACCAGTAGATTCTAGGAAGGTAACAGTACCACCCTTACGTACTTGACCGTATACGACCTGTGAGGGGTCTGTAGCACCCTTACCGTTAGTTAGTAGCCCTGAGCTACCAGATGCACTACCGTTGTCTGGCTTAGGCATTAGGACGCTCATAAGGAGGTTGGTAACTAGGGTAGTAGCGATATAGCCGACTATCATTTGGCCTGTAAGGCCGAAGAGAATTGCAGTAGTGCCGACATTAGCTCCAAGGATAAAGGAACCAATAGATACAGGGTCTCTAGGTGCTTTATCCCACTGGTTAGCATGGTTCATTACATTGTAAGGTAGGTTATTTTTCATTTAAGAACCCATGCACTTTCTACGTCCTCGACGTTCAATCTGATAAGACCTTCTTTAGATAAGAAGACGCTCCTAGACCCAAGGCATATACCAAGAGCCACACCAGTTACCCACCGCTGGTTCTTCTTTGTCGTGACAAGACTGCCAAAGACGGGTTGTTCTATCTTAGCCATCTTATGACATAAGGCTGCGTCTATCGTAGAGTACCTAAACTCCCGCATCATAGAACGCTTACCGTGAGGCATAGAGCCATTCATATAACGACCCATCCAGTCGTCAGCATAACCCACACCGTGCATAGCCCTAAAGGCACCGTTGGTGAAGGTAAAGCAGTCGTGAGTACCCCACTCGAATGGGAGACCCGATACGTTCTCTAAGTAGGCGTTTAGCCTGTCGCTCTTCCCCATGCTACTTGCTGGTCCTGTATAGACTGCACATAGGAAAAGAAAGTATCACCACTGTGACGGGACTTGTGGCTTTCATCTGTATATCTCCAATTACGGGAACGCTCCAACTCAACCAGCTTGCTCTCAATGGTCATAACCACTGTAGACATGTCTGGTTCGTCTGTGATCTGCATAGTGTCCATTTGACCACTAAAGATTTCAACGACACTGGGTACGCTCTTTTCACCCATGTAAACTCTTGCCTTACGTCTTTGGTAAGGCTCTTGCATAGCTAGGGAAATGATAGAGCTATCAAGACCTGTTAGGCTGATTGTCATTGCTTTAGCAGATAGGTCACCCACCTCTTCGGCAGCTGCGATATTAAGTAAGGCACCAGTACCAGCGAAAACCTGATCGGTACCCCTTACGTTAATAGTTCTGTTGCCAAGACCAGTCCACATACGCATGGGGCCAATGTCTATAGGGTCGCCATTAACATCTGTTGTGGTCTTAACGTCAAACAGTAACTCAACAGCGTAGAAGGGTTCTACAGAGTTGCCTGTTAACGCAGCAAGTAGCCCACTGTCTATTGTACGGCTCATCCTACGACCTCCGTAGCCCCAAAGGATATGCCAAAGAAACTGGCGTTATCTACGGACCAAGACGTTTCGTTGGAAGCTAGTCTAAACACACCAGAGGCTTTAACCAAGACGGCTGATACGCTAGAACGATCTTTACGCAGCTTAGGCCATATCTCTAATGTACCATCACCACTTTGGTCAACTAAGACCTTGTGTAGTGTCGCATCAGAGGAAGCCCCCAGCTGAATATAGTCGCCAGCTTTAAGTGTGCCTGTCATAACAACAGTAACGCTATCATCACCAACACTGCCGTTAACTGTAGCGGAAGTAGCAGTACCCCTAGTGGACTTAGCAGAGGGGTCGTATAGCAAGAACGAACCTGCACGACCCTTCATCGACATAAGGAAAGACACCCAAGCCTCAGCATCGTCTCTGTTCATAGGAGGCAGAGTTACGTCCGCCTCCCACATTTGACCATCGTAGGAATGTGTCTGTGACTTGTATGTGAATGGTGACATAGATACAGCGACTGTATTCTTAGCCCGTAGTTCAATACTAGCCATACCAATATTAGTTGGCATAGTAAGTGGATAAGATATAGCCATTATGCAAATGCACTCCCATAACTACCACCACGTCTCTTCGCATCTAGTACAGCACCCTTGGCACTCTGAGCGATCTGTGGCATCATTTGTCGGATTTCAGCACGTACAGTTTGTTGTACGCCTGTCGATACGTTAATGTTCTGGACGACAGTAACACCACCAGCATTAGTCTGACTTGCAGGAGTAATATGTCCGCCACCCATAGTAGGTGTAAACATCTCAGGACCACGTTCGCCTACAAGATAACTACCTCCACTTGCAACTGGACCACCGTTAGCCTTACCACCAAGGAGGGGTATTTTAGAACCCTCCAGCGCACCTGTAATCACGCCAGTAATCTTCTTAACGACATAAATGCGGTATAGCTCTTTAATGATCTCAGCGGCCATAGACTTGAAAGCATCCTTAACAGACTTAGTGCCGTCAATCAACCCCATCATTGCGCTTTCCATAGAATTGGCTAGTGCATCACGGGCTAACTCAGCATCAGACTTGACTTCCTTGAGCTTACTCTTAGTTCCATCAGCAGCTTTATTGATTAGGCTAAAGTAGCTACCCAAGTCAAACTCACCTATAGCTTCCATAGCTGCTTTCATCTCAACCATAGAAGGCATTGGCTTGTCCATCTGAACACGAAGCGCACTTAGCGCAGCCTCTGCTTTCATAAAGGACGAAGTGGCTTCCTCTATTATCCTAGTCTCATTGTCGAGGTTAGCGGAACCGAGGTCAACCATGTCTTTACCTCTTGCGAAGGCTTCCATGATAGATGTACCAAAACCTTCGTACTCTTCCTTAGCTTTATTTTTAGTTGATGTTGGTATCTCGTCTATTTTACCAAAACCTGTACCACCAAACCGTTCGAAGGCAGTGTTAAGTACATTAATCATTTTGTTGGCTTTGTCGATAACTTTGTTTATAGCGTTAGCAAACAAATCTCCGAACCAACTACTAAAGTTCTTAAAGATGGCTTTAATGTTGACCCAAGCTGTCTTATACACTTGTACATAAGCAAGGCCAAAACCTACAGCAAACCCTAGTACAGCTTCTAGCCCTTCTCTAAATCCGATCTTAAATTTAATCAGGAAGTTGTTGACGTTTAGGTTAATCTTAGCGTTCATACTCTGTATCCCAAGACCTAACGCTTCCCAGTACAACTTAGCCTTAGCAATAACGTCTTTAGTGATAGCAGGTAAGTACGACAGGAAGGTGTACCACTTAGCTAGGCTAACGATCATAAAGTTAATTACTTTCATCACTTGGCTACCCAGCCACTTAATCGCGTCACCTATAGCTGTAAGGAAAGGCATAGCCCCAGCGAAAAGTTGCTTTAGGTCTTTGGATATACGCTTGAAGTCAAACGACAACTCTTTGCCAGTCATAGAGACCTTAGCAATAGCTGTACCGATAGCTAGGGCAGCACCCGCAAGCGCACCCCACACACCAAAGATACCCAACAACTGTGGACCCTGTTGACCAAGAGCGGTCATAGCACTTGTACCGTTCTGTACTTGGGCTGCAAAGTCACCTACTTGGAAACCAGCTTGTTGCATACCCATGCTGAACTTCTTACTACGCTTAGTTAGTTGTCCTTGTTGGATACTCGTCTTGTTTAACGCGCCACCTAGACCTCTGACAGACGCAGTAGCTGCCTTTACCTGAGAGGAGTCTACGGTAAGTTTAATATCGTCAGCCATCGCTTGTCATAATCCTTATGTATGTTGCGTCAAGGAGCTTTATAGCGCCAACTTCCCTTGGGCTAAGGGGTGTACCCGTCAACTCTACCCACGCTTTCATGTCAGAGTAGGTTATTGGGTTAGGTCCGTTAAACCCTGCTGTCCTGCCATTACTTAACGACAAGAAAGAAGTGAATACGTGAGACATCCCCGTGGGAAAAGGTGGCCCATCTAGTAGTGCGACAGGCCGACCAGTTTGTTTCTCCACTTGCTCTAAGTGGCTTCTAAGGGAATGTCCGTCTTCACTGGGCTTTGCCAGCTTAAACTGATGCTCACAATACTCTTGGAGGCTGTCAGTTAGACACTCGTAAAATCCACGCTCTCAGCAAGAGCTTCTTCAATCTGTCCTTTGATCCAAGATGCAGCGCCGTAGACTTCTTTAGCCTTATCTACTGTGAGCTTAGGTTGTTCACCATCATAGGTGATGCTCCACTCTTTAGTAGCCTTAGCCATGTGTAGCAGGGCGCTTTCTTCTAAGTCCTCAGCTGTGATAGACATCTTGCCAGACTTTTCCATACGCTTAAGTTTAAGGTTGGTCTGGCGGTGTACTTCCGCTTTGTACTCAGTGGTGTGTGTAGCGTACATCACAATTACCATTTCGGAGCCATCATCGTTAGTCAGTGGCTTGCCAGTAGAAGGGTGGGTGATTACAACTTCAACAGTGTCTGATTTCGGTGTCAGGTCTTTAAGGTCCATTCGGGTATTCCTTTTTATGTCGGGTATGAAAGTAGTGGGGAACGCTGGACCCGACACCAACGCTCCCCGCCCTCGCGAGGGGTCTCTTTAGCTACGTGTGATACGTAGGCTTGTTGCTTCAGTGTCGTCACGTAGAGCGACGAAAGACAGGGCGATCATACGGCTTGTTGGGCCATCGACACCTACGTCTGCACTGTTAATCTTGCAGCGGGGGAAGAAGAACTCAAGAGTGTTAGGAGTAGCTTCGTTGTCACCCACAGTAACTTTAAGGGAAGTCTCAGTCTCGTCGATGAAGCGGTTGAGCATTGCTGCGTCTTCAAAGTACACTGACATAGAACCTTCGATAACTGCGTTACCAACCTCAAGGGAAGGCGCACTGTCGTCACCAACTACGAATGTAGGTGCTAGTCCGTTTGTAAGTGTGAAGTCCATCGCTGTAACGATAGCTGAGGCTGTTCCACCGATCTCTAGGTCACCAGAGTAGGCATCGTATGGAGAGGCGTCTGTAGCGGCGTCCTGTGTCTTCTCTGTGGCGCTGATGGCCATGTCTTTACCAACGATACCAAAGGTACCTGCGACCATAGCATTAGGTGCAAGGGCCACTGCTAGTGTGTTGACTGAGCAACCTGAGAACAAACGAGCTTGGTCGATGTCCGCAGCGTAATCCTCGATTGAGAAATACTTTGGTGTAGTGCCGATCTTGATTACGTCAGCAGACCAAGTGGACATCATAGCCCCTTCGATCAAGTCGTCGAAGTCTGTGTCGCGAAGGTCAGCTTGGATGTCACCAGCTACTGTGCGGTTACCGTGACGGTCAACTCGTGACATACGGTCAGCTTGAATGTCTGTACCTTCAACACGATCTTTAGTCATGTTAAGTGAGTGAGACGTGAATGGTAAGTTTTGGAAGTTACCAGCTGGTGTCGTGCCGAAAGTGCTTTCGACGATGTAAGACAAACTGGAACGTGAACCCTGTGCAAAGGCCATATTGTATTCTCCTAGAATTAGTTGTAAGCGTACCAACCGATGTTAACAGGTACTACGAACCAAGGGCTGTCAAGGTAGCCTTGTTGGGCCTCAGAGTAGTCTATAGAAACGGTTATGTTGTTTGATGTTAGTGAAGTCGTGGCTTCAAACGCAGTCATCACGTTCTCTGCGATAGTTTCAGCCGCAGCTGGTCCGCTACCCTCTGGGGCGTAGCATAAGATGGCGAAGATACCTTCATATCTTTGCTGTGGGTTTAAGCCCCGTACAGAAGGTCTACGTGAAGTAGGCAGATAGTTTACTTCAATGTAGCTAGTACCCGTTGTAGGGCTGTAAGGAACGCTCTGGTAAGCTATGTCAGGTGCATCAGTGATGTTAGACAACTGTGTCTCTAACAACGACCTAATCTCTTTAGTTATGTTAGCCATATTTCCTCTTTAGTTTAGCAAAGATATAAAAGCCGTGCTTGTACTCTACAAAGTTAGCATGGGGAGAACCGTTACGTAAGGTGATCCTTGTGCTTGTGGAGTTCTTTAGGTTGGCTCGTTTAATATCTGCGGTTAAGTTAAACATGGCATCATCTCTAAGGGAGTTAGGCGACACACCTCGTCTTTTCTTACGGGAACTCTTACCTCTTGGTCGTCCAGAACCTACACCAAAGGAAAAGGATTGGATGTAAGCCCCAGTATCTACAGCACCTACATTAAGGTTCTTGGTGTTAGTACCAACAGAGGTTATTGTTAAGTTGACAGCATCGTTTGCTATGGAGTACAGCGTATCCTCTAAGTAGTCGTCAGCTGCTTTCTCTAACCCATCTAGTTTTTTAAAGACGCTCTTGTTTAACTGGACGTCTATCACTCTGATACCTCACAAATGTAACATACAACAGTGCCACCAGAGTACATCGTTGAGACAGATGTAATGTTAACGACATCGCCAGAACCAGAGATTTGGTCGCCATCATCTGGGATAGTACCAAGGTTAGTCGGAGGTATCACACACTTACGTGAACCGCGTCTTACATCACTAATACTAATACCCTCTAGCACATCGTACATGTAACCAGTAAAGATAAAGTTCTCAGTCGTGCTAGTTGCAGACCCTGTAGCAGGATCATAGGCCCCTGTAGTGGACTTAATAAGGGTTAGGTCTTGACCGTATCGGTCTACCAGTTTGAGTAAGTTGTACGCTCTCATGTGACCTGTCCTTACTCGTAGTTATAATCTGTTTTATCTATCTTGAACTGGTCTTTGTTGAACTCAGGTCTAACACGGTTGGTGTTAGCTCTTACGCCATCGACAGTGGATGCTGTGATACCGCCAGCTGCAATACCAATGCCACCCAACTTCTGTGATTGATACTCAAGTGTATCAGCGAGTGCAACGTAGTGAGCCTTGAGTTGTGAGGCACTTTCCTTTAGTGCGCCACTGATCTCACTGTCTACGTTACGGGAGTATTTGGCTGCAATGACACGACATAACCAAGCACTAGACTTGTAGACGTTGTTGTTAGCTTGAGCTAAGGCGAAGGATACTTCCTCATCCTGCACTTGTTGGTCGTTAGTATCGGTATCACCAATAAGCAACCTGATGGCGTTCAATCGCCCAAGTGCGCTATCTGTATTTAAGTTACCTTCGTCGTAGCTCCAAGCCATCAGTCATTCTCCAACTGTCCATGTGTTCTGCGCCAACTACGGATTAGTCCGCGTTGCTTGTCATCTATCTTAGACTGCTTACACCGTTTACGGTCATACTCTGCTTTAGAGCTAGTCTTAGCTTTTACCTTCTCATTGATGGTCGCTACTACAGCGAGGAGTGCGTCTGCATCAAGAGCCTCTAAACCATCGCCAACCTTAGCTTTACTCTCTAGGTCACCGTTATGGTATAGGTAGTTATTATTATATAGAGCCTCTACAGCAGTCTTATCTACTGATAGCTCTTTCCAAGGGAAGTGTTCCTGTCGATCCCACTGACGTTTCTTACCAGTGAAGGGGACTTTAACGAACAGGGGTCGGTCATACTGTAGGGGCATAGTCATCGTCGGGGTATCCTTAATGTAAAGTGGTGGGGACCACTAAAGCCCCCACCTAAGTTGTTTAAGCTACTACTGTATCGAAGAAGTAACCCAAATCAGCACCTGTGACTTTCATGTCATAGGCCATTTTAACTTGGATATGCTCAGCAACTTGCTGACGCTTAAGTGCATCATCAGAGAATGATTCTACTGTGATACCCATGTTGTTTGCACCTGGAATGTTGTTCCATGCGAAGGTCAAGCCAGCCGCTGGGGTCATCAAACCTGAGTTGCGTGGACCGTGTACCAACAAAGCGTGCTTACCGCCGATGAAAGAGTTGCTTTCCGCTACGCCTTCAACTGAGTCGTTCTTCACAGCTTCCATAACCAAGAAGTTCTCGACTTCAAAGATTTCAGCCAACTTAGCATCAGTGATGAGTGCTGTGTTTGCTGTTGTTGCGCCGCCGTTTAGACGTGCAAGGATTGCTGGGTGGTTGATAAGGATGTCACGTACTTCTTTACCGACAACCATTGTGTTTGGCTTGTAACCGCCAGACTTAAGTTGCATGGTGCGACGAGCGTTTGTTACGTCTTCGATTGGTGTGCCATCTGTGTAGTCAGACCACAAGTTGGTTGGTGTTGATTCTGAACCCCAGATAGATGCGGAGAAGAAGTTTGTTGCAAACTGCTCTTCACGGTGGATCATCAAACGTGTTGCCAAAGTCTGCGCACCAGCTGAACGGATGTCCAATGCTGCGTCTTCGTTTGCCAAAGTCTGCTGGTCAAAGTCCATAGCCAAACCATACACGTTAGCGTAGTATGATTCGTTGGAGATTGACATGCCGATGCGGTTAACTTCTGTGCGTGGAGCAAGAACTTTAACGTCACCAGTACGGTTCATGTTGTCGCGGTCATAGACGTAGAACTTGTCTGACTGACGCTCAACGCCGACTGTAGGGAATACCTTGTCAGCAATGAAGTTGTTTTGGTCTTGAGCAAACGCCAAAGTGAGGTTTGTCAACGGTTGGTCCAAGTGGACGCTTGAAGGTGTTAGTTGTGGCATTATGTTATTCCTTTAATGCTATAGATTAGGCTACTACGTTGCCGCCAGTAATCATTTCGATTTCGATGATTTGACCATCTACACCAGCTTCACGAGCATAGCCTAGTACGACATCACCAGCGGCAGCAGTCAAAGCAGTACCATCGGCACCAGCTTGGATTTGCGCACCAGCAGCAATAACGCCACCAGCTTCTACCATTACGGAGCCAGATACACATACAGTGACAGCAGCATCAGCAGCTGCGCCTACTAGCAAGACACCGATAGCGTTTTCGCCAGCTGCGTCTGCAAGATCGACTTTACCGTCTGCTTCTAGTGTTACGAATTTGAATTGTGCAGCGGAAAGGTCTTCCCCAGCTACGAAAGTGCGGTTGTCGCGTGATTGCATAACAGCCATGATTATTCCCCTTTATAGGATTTAGTGATTAGAGCTTTACCTTCGTCGGTCTTTGCTACGGCAGCGTATGCTTTAGCGTAGTCGCTCTTTTTCAGTGTGTTGGTGTCCAGATAGGACTTTACAAGTGCATCAAGTTTATCAGCTGCGGTAGTGAACTCACCGTCAACATCAGACTTGCCTACTTCTTCCATAGTTGCACCGAAAGCAATATCAGCTGCCTTTAGTACGCCCATGATCTCTTCGTTAGTCTCGAAAGACTTAACAAGTTCTTTAGCAGTTGCGACATCAAAGTTAGGAAGAGCTGCTTCCGCTTTTGTAGTCAACTCTGCGTCTGCCTTAGCGATCTCGGCAGCTTCAAGAGCTTTCAAGATTACAGCAGGGATGTCTGCTTTGTTGATGCTCTCGCCGTCATACTCGACGAACTCGGCTGGGGCTTTCTTCTCAATGCTATCAGCACTAATTACGTAACCACCTTCGATGAGTGCTTTACGCAACTCTTCGTTGTCTGCTTTCAAGCGTTCTACTTCTTCTGCGAGAGGGTTAACCTCTTCTACAGCTTCTGCTTCTACTTCGTCAGCTTTTTCCATCTCTGGAGCGCAGTCGTCGCATACCTTCTCGGCTGTGCAAGTCTCACATTCCACTTTATCAGTCTCGTAAGACTTTTCTGTTTCTTCGGTCATTTCTTCTCCGTTGAAGTTGTCGCGCTTGAAGAGTGAAACCATTGCCTGAGCATTGGCAGGACGATCCACCAAAGACAGTTCGTCCAGTTCAAGCTGTTTCAAAAGGTTAGCCATTATAGTCTTCCTTTACTGCTCTGCCGCCAATGCTAAAGGCAGCTAGTTCACCAGATTTGACCTTGGCCCAAACGTCATCGTTATATACTTTAAACGCGACGACCCAACCTTCTCGGTCACTCTGTATGCCAAGGGAGGAACCAATCTCTTTAGTGATCGGCATCGAGTGTATTACAGCCCCGATTTGTTCCCCTGTGTGCATTTCTTTACCTACACGGACATGCTCCATAAACTTGTTTACGGCACGTACTAGCGTGTCAGGTTCGATTACATCGCCTTGGCGGTCTACTACAGGTTCACCCTTTTCGGTTACTACTGAGGCCCAGCCATAGACCATGCGTTGTTCTTCATCAGTCTTTAATATCTGACCTGTTAAGTTCTTAGTACCCATTAGTCTAAGTCCTCCTTGATAATGATTGTGAAGTAACCGTTGTTAGGGAACGTCTCTACTGTCGCATCCCCGTAGGTGACTTCGATCTCACCGTAGTAGGTACCAGCTGTGTCTGTGTCACCAGCTACCCAGTCGTACTTAACGACACCATTCACACCATCTATGATAGTTGCAGGAGCGTCGACCTTAAGTGAGGTTGCGCCAAAAGCCTTCATGTGAAAACGGGCAGAGGCACCAGCA